CACCTGGAAACATAAAACTTGCTCCTATTAATGCAGCACCTAATAGTATTCTCCCAGTATTTCCTCCAGCACCTCCTACCATTGGAACAATTTTTATATCACTTGCTCCGCTTGGATAATGTAATTCCTTTTCATCAAGCTCCCATTTATCAACTAATACTCTGTAAGACCTATCAGCCATATGTTTTTCTAATTTAGGAAAATTAACTACTAAAAATCTTATTGCCTGTGCAGCATTATTGACCTCTGCTTCTAAAGTCTTCTCACCTAAAAACTTAGCGAGTTCTCCGTACAGCTTAATTTTACGCAGCATAACGAATCCTTTTACCTGTGCATTTTAGCAGCCATTCATCTAATAGATCACGACTTGATAATCTATTTTGCAGATGATGTAAAACTGTCTGCTGTCCTAAGTAAACACCAATATGATTTAATCCGCTACTACTTATAGACATTAATAATAAATCTCCATATCTTAAATCTTCTGTTGGCAATAATTCTCTAAAACCTGTATCCTCATAACATTTATTAAACATAGGATTTTTGATAAATTCGTCAGGGTCGTTTGGTCGTACCCAATCCCTTAATTCTATTCCCAACTCTTCTTTATACCAATCCCTACATAAACTCCAACAATCGGTTACACCCCACACCCATTGCCTTCCTATTAATGGAGCTTTATATCCACAAGGCTCACAAAAACCCCATTGTTTTAGATTAGGTTGAACAATCCACCATTTTAAATTTGATTTTTCACAAGCAACTCTATCTGCATCACTAGGATGTGGACTTGTAACTGGATGACTATGAACTACAGCTACAACTTCTCCTTGGTCTTCTGCTTCTACCCAATCATCAGCATCTAAAATAAATTGATCTGTAGGTTTAGCAGCCAAATTTTTACAAGGAAAATAAACTTCTTTTCCTTTTTTTATAATTAATAAACCACATGACTCTCTTGGGTTTTCTTTTACTGCGTGTTCAAGTGCTTGATCTTGCCACATCATCCAAAAAACGTACCAATACCAGGGAAATCATCAGGTAAGACCTGACGTTTTGGTAGTCTTACTCCATGAACATCAGAACTTGCTGCTAGTTCAAATACAACTTCTGCTCTATTTTCTGCTTGTTTACGATCTATTAAAAATATTTGTTCATCAAAAGTAGCAGTAGGATCAGGAGTTCCGTGAGGATTATTACCAGATTCCTGACTTACAAGACTATCATTTTCCTGTAGTAACTCACTTCCATCTTCTAATAAAATATCTCCAATATCAAAATTAATATGATCTATATATCTTTCTAATGTTCTGATTCGTGTTACTTTCGCACCCTCTAATCCTTGCGGAAGAGTAAGTAATATAGTTGTTATTGTACCTAAAATATTAGATATTTTTAATGTGGGTCTTGGTGTTTGCTTACCATTATATTCAAAACCTTCTGCTTCTATTGGCATTCTTGTATATTCAATATTATTAAAAACTATATTATTATTTTCATTTTCACTAGTTCCATTGTGAAAGTAATATGTTTGAGAAATACTGTGCATTGTTGTATTTAACTCAAGTTGAAAAAGCTCGACAATATTACTTGGATTAGGTTTTTGTAACTCCGATACAGGTATTGCCATTAGGGTTCAAATACTTCGTTAAAAGTAACTTCTATAGTTGCTAAATTTGGATAATTTATAATCTTTTTTCTTGGTAAAGCTCGATATTTACTTGTTGTTGACTCATCAGGCGCTTGCCAATTAAAATAGTCTCCATCTGCAATGCGAGCATCAAGGAAAGTTTCTATAGTATCGCTTTCTGCCTCAGTAATATTTTCAAATGTTAAGGTATAACTTTTTGGATTTATATTTAATCCAAACTTTATGACTTGCTCATAGCCATCTTGAAATCTAGTCCTTGTAATGAAAGGATTTACATTTTTTTCAACTCCATATACTGGTTCGATTGATGGAAATGTTTCAGCCATTATGAAAGTAAACCTCCTGGTCTTTTTTGTCTAATAAGTTCTGCTTGTATTACTGAGCCAAGCATTTTTCCAAGTTGTGCTGATTGTGTCTCATTTGCTTGAACGGCAGATCCAGAAGCATCTACGTTTACAACTATATTACCAATACCTCCACCTTGCGCTATAACCCCAAGTTTTCCATCTTTTCCACGTTTTAAAGGCATTATAGCTTCTGGATATCCAGCTTCTGCCATTAAGCCAATACCGCCATTTGCCATAGGAAATATTGATGGCTTTCGGACTACTGTTCCACCCATTGCATATGGAACAATTTTACTTTTAGCAAAAACATTACCCTTTGCATTATCATCAACCTGTAATAATGCATCAATGTTTGTACGACCAGGTGTACCTAGAACTGTATTTCCTTTAGTTACTTTGTCTGAAATTGATTCATCTATGGTTGATTTAGAACTGAATAAATTTCCAAAACCAGTTAATGCATTAAATATTTGTTGTCTAATTATCATTCTCGTAATGTCAGCAATTATTGATCTTGCAAAATCAGCAAAATTTAATTTTCCTGTCATAACAAAATTAACAAGTGCATCTTCCATTCCTTTAAAAGCGTTAACAGTAGCATCAGCAATTTGTTTATTTATATCTCCTATAGATTCTAAATATTTTTTTACACCATCTCCCATCGATCTAAAAGCGTTTATTGAGGTATTTTTAAGATCGTTTGTTTTGTCTTTACCTTCATCAAGTTTAATATTCATTCTTTCTAAATTATTTTCTATAACAGCAATTTCTATATTTGTGTTTTTTAAATCACCCTCAAGGTTTCTTATTTTGCCAGGAAGAGTTATTGGTACATTTTGCAATCTTTGTGCTTTACTATATTCTTCATTTGTAATTTTTGCTCCAGATTCTCTTTTTTCTCTAAACTCTTTTAAAAAAGTTTCCGCTTCAAATAAAATGTCTTTATATCTTTTTATTTCTTCTTCTTGTTCTTTTCTTTTAACTATAAGCGCATCTAATTTTTCTTGTTCAAATTCTTCACCTATTTTTAAAAAGTTTTTTAGTCCTACAACAGCTTTATCTATTATATTTACAATTACAGTAAAAGTATTTTGAAATCCAGCACCTATAGGTTGAAGAATTTGTCCTAAATTATCTTTTAACCTAGACATTGCAGTTTTTAACCTATCACCAGCAGCCGCAGGGCTATCTGCAAGAAGCTTTGCATTGTCTCCATACTTTTGAGTAAGTAGTGTAGTAAAGTTCATGAAATCATCAAGCGTAACCTTACCTTGCTCTAATGCTTTATCTAACTCTTGTGGAGTTTTATTCATAGACTCAGCAAACAAAGTAAACGCACCAGGTAAGCGTTCACCGAGTTGTTGTCTGAGTTCTTCTGCCGATACCTTACCTTTTGAGAACACCTGACTAGTTGCTCTCATTGCTGCTTTCATATCCTCAAGAGATCCACCAGTACCTCTGATACCAGCAGCTATTGCCTCAAATGCATCTTCAGCTTGCTCAACAGAATAACCAGCACCAACTACAGAAGCAGTTAATGAGGTAAATTGTCTGGTAATAACATCTTGAGGTATTGCTAACTCATCAGATATATCTTTTAAAAAGGCTTGGGCTTGGGCAAATTTATTAGTATCTCCAATAACAAGAGCTAAAGCTTCTCTTTGTAGTCTTAACTTAGCAGAATAATCCGAAGTAGTAGCTATTTGTTCTCTTATGATACCTAGTTGAGTACCAATCACACCACCAGCTACTGCGCCCGGTGTACCTCCAATAACTGCTCCAATACCTGCTCCAAGAAGACCTTCTACTCCACCAAAAATACCAGCCGCTCCAATCGCACCACCAACCTTTGCAATACTTTTTAATTTACCCTTGAAACCTGTTGTTTGGGCAGAAGCTTGACGCATCTTTGCATCTAATTTTGCAATATCAGCCGTAAGTTGTTTAAATTCTGCACCTGTAACATCTGCCATATTACGCAAGCCTTCTAACGCGATTTTTTGCGCTTGCATACTATTAATGCTATTTCCTGTTGCCTTATTTACGTTTAATAACTGTTTTTTTACTTTTTGTAACTGGTCATCACTTAAACTACCAAAATTTCTTTTTAATGATGAAACTTCTTTGCCTAAATTACCAAAAGCTTTCTTAATTTTTGTTTCACCAAAATGTTCAAAAGCTATACCAATTTTTGTAACTGTATCCGTTTTAGCCATATTATTTCTTTACCTTATTTATTTCTTTCAAAGCAGTAGTTTCCATAACTTGAAGTTCTTCTAGAATTTTACGCCTATCTACTATATTGTAAAGGTCAAACATACCACCTTGCATTAAAAGTACTTCATATCTTAATCCTACAAACCCACCAAACGATGTACTCCATTGTGTCTGCATATTACAAAAAATCATAACAGCATCCCAATTATCAGGTAAAACTTCAAAATCTTTTTTTTCTTCTTTTGATTCTTCTTTTGGCAGTTCTATACCTAATGCATCTGCGTCTTTTTGTGTTTCATCAATTTCTTGATCACATAATCCAAGCCAATAAAGAACTGCCTCTTTTAGTTTTTTACTTTTTCATCCATTAAAGATTTAGTGTAAGCATCTGAAACTGCCCTCAACCAATAGGCATCCTCCATCATATCTTTTAGATTTTGATTGTTAAATGGGATGTCTTCTCCATTCTCTTCTTTCATATTTTCCCATCCCTGTAGCATCATTTTTAACAATTCAAATTCTGATTTATTATCTGCTGCATTTTGGTATTCACTTACTTTTAATCTTTTAAAAATAGCAATAAATTCATTTTCCTCATATACACCAGCATCAGTCTCGCTAGGTTCACGAACAAGAACAGGCCATTTAAATGTTTTGTTCTTTTTTCTCACAAAAGTCATAAAGTGTAGAAATAAATATACTTCTACACTTTAGCTCAAGAGTCAATATTTAGTAACTATTTATGTGTAGACAATCGATATCTCGTCATTTGCTGCTGATGGTACAAGTGTATATGGTATGTCTAACATTTGTATTCCATCCATTTCTGAATAAGCAACATCTCCAATATCAGCTTTAGTTGATGTTACTGTGACTTTATTTCCAGCAGTAGTCCCATGCAAGAAAGTAAGATTACCAGTAGTTTCTGCAATTGCAGCAGCAAAGTAATCCTTTGTACCAAGCGCCATTGCCTCTATTTGAACTGTACCTGAGATGCCTCTATTTGTTATTAAGGTTTCTTTTGTTCCTCCAACAAGCTCACGATAAACTAATTCGTTACCTATATCTAAAGATATGCTTTGTAAAGCAGCACTATGAGATAAAAGCTCAAAACCACTAGTATTACCATTTTTGAATATTAATGGTGTTGCCTGATTACCATAAGTAACTGTAGGTAATGCTGTATCAGTTGGAGCATTGTATATACCAGTAAAATTAAAATCTATTGTAGGAATTTCGCCAACAGATCCGTTAATTGTAAAACTTCCACGACAACCAGTAACAATATGTCTAACACCATCTGTGTTGTAGTGTATTGTTACTGACGAAAAACTACTCGATACTGGAGCATAGGTAACAGATGTATTAGAAGCTATTGTTTCTGAAAAGCCACAGGCTTTAAGAGCATCTCCGTACCTAGGCGCTGTTCCAGCCGTTCCAGAACCAGCAAGTTCAACGCTGAAAGTAACCTCAACTCTTGTATTTGCAAGAAGCTGTTGAAAAGCACCTAAAAATGGTCTTACAACATCTCTACTTACAACATCACTTGTTTGTGGTGTGATTGTTAAATCTCTCACAAGAACAACTGTTGAAGCAGCCATGCTTGGGTCAGTTCCATATGAACTTTCTGATTCAATCAGAATTACTCTTTTCCTTGTCAGTTGTGCCATCTTTAGTTACCTCAATAGGGGGTTCAGCTTGTGAAGTTTGTTGTACTAGCTTTGCTTTGCCAGTTTTAGGGTTCAGAATGTAAGTTCCACCCTCGTTTGGAATTTCATACTTCATAATAAACAATCAGGGTTGATAGGCTTGAGGATACAACAAAATTATGTAGTCAAACTATTATATAAAGTTCGATATTCAATATCAAACTCACAAGAAATAATCCCTGCTGGTTCATCTGCTTCTAAAACCTCAAACGATGTTGTGGATGGTCTTATATCAATAGTAAGGCCGCCTACAGTAGGATCTGTGAGTATTTTCGTATGTAAACTTTCAATTGTAGGATCTGCGACATTATCTGGTACTGCACCTCTAACAATTACAGAAATACGAATTCTAAACTCCCATGTTATTGAGTTGTTAAAACTAGTTGTATCCTGTGGAGTATCACTTATTGGCTCAAGAACAATCGCTGGCGTTTCTGCCTTACTAAATGCTTCTGGTCTGGATCTATAAATCCTAGAGCCAACACCAGTAGTATTTGCAAGGTTTGTTTTCAAAGCGGCTAAAATTTGTTCTCTTTTTGTAGCCATGTTATACCTTCATTAGAAAGACAACACACAATGTGCCATCGTCAATTTTTTTTACATTACGAACTTTATAATTAACAGAATTTACTGTTACTGTTGCATCGAAAACTAAAGAGCCTAAATCACTTGTTCTTGCCGTGAGTTGATAATCTGTTGTTACTACAAGACCATCGGCAATCATCTCATCAGGTTGATCTAATATACCTTCATAGGTTGTAGAGTTATAAACAACAGTATCTTTAAAATCAGCAAAAAAAGTGTCTATGTCCTCAGTAAAAGCCATAATTAAAAGCCCTCACTAAGAGGGCTATATTTTTATCCGTACTTTTTAAGACCAACTAAGTTGATGCTAAAAGTAAATGTTGGTGATGAACCACCGATTGTTTGAACAATCTTAATGTAACGCTTGCACTCATCTTTATTGATTGCAAGTGTTTGCATTGATGCAGATCCTGTTACCTGAGTGAAAGTAGCACCAGATAAATCTGTGTATGTACCACTTGAAGAATCAGATTCAGTAATTTTAATATCTAATGTTGGGCTAGAACCGCCACCAGCAGCGCTATCCAAAATTAGCATTACATCTCCATC